ATGGTTAAATACCGTGTGCATACAGATATGGATTGCTCAAAAGAATTTGACTCGCTCGAAGCAGCGGAAAAAGTGTATGAGCGTTGGAAAGACGATTTGATGACTGAAGGTGTTCAGGCTAACGAGACCTTTGTCGAAATTGCCAAAAGTAATGACGGCTTCGAGGATTACGAAGTGATTAAAAAGGTAATTGCGGTAGTGGATCACGACCGAACGGAATTGTGTTCGCCAAGAGAAGAAGGTTTTGACTGGGATTATTGGGCAAAGTGGAAATCGATCATTTAACATTTCATTACTTTTGATAAATAGATCTGCACGGATCGGTGCCTATGGGAGGGAACGGGATGGCAACAAATTACGATAAATTGGTAGCGGATTTGCACTATGCAAATGATGTCGCTTGCCAAGCAACTGCGAAAATAAGCGATGGAGGCACAGCAAATCGAGATTCAGTTTTTTTGAGACTTCCACGAGCAAGAGAAAGATCGGTCTTAGCCGCGATCCACAAGGCTGGCCTATACTGCCGAAGAAAAAGTCAGTGGCTCAGACAAGGATACTTCATAACCCCAACATCTGGTGGACAAGGTGACAAGCGAGCAAAAGCAGTCGAGATAATGGCAAAGACTTTAAATGACCGTGGGTGGGATGCACTTACCTTTGAACAGATGGATTGAGGAGGGTAACGGGATGCAAGCAGGACGTGAGATCAAGTTTAGGTATGTATTCAAACATCCCAAAACAAAAGAAGTACAGACCGCTATCATCACAATTGATGATATGGAACGAAACGATTGGTCAAAGACGTTTAAATGGGACAGCTTACGTTTTGAATTAGTAGCTAGGCAACGATATACCGGCCTCCGCGATAAGAACGGCAAGGAGATTTATGAGGGGGACATTGCCCTCATCTATGGTGACAGGTGCGTAATTGAGTATGACTCAAAGTCAGCTTCCTATGTTGCAAGAACCAAAATAGACAGTTACTGGGCTCTGGACGAGGAGACTTTCAAACTGGGTGTAGAGGTAATCGGCAACATCTACGAGAACCCCAAGTTGCTGGAGGTGGGCAACTGATGCAAACAGGACGTGAGTTGGAACCAGGTGAGTTGGATGTGCTGGTAGCAGAAACGCTTGGATGGGTATTCTCTGAGAAGCACGAAACATGGTCACACAATGCCACCTATAAGGGAGAGCTGCCGAAATTCTCCACCACCTGGGAAGGCATGGGCGTGCTGGTGGAGGAGGCGCGGAAGCAGGGGATTTACCTTGAATATGAACATTGTAAAGATGGTAGATACATTGGGCGGGCATGGAAATTTTGTGAGGATTCCGACGACTGGTTGAGCATGCCAAGGATTAGAGCGATTAAACCTCCAGTTGGCGGAACGGCGCCGCATGCGGTAAGTCTGGCATACCTGCAGACAAAGGGGATAGAGGTACGGTCATGAAAAACATCTGGAGATCAGCGGTAGCCGCATGGAAGGAAGCCTTCTCTTGGGAAAACGCCATTGCAGCCGTCCTGTTAACGGTCGTAGCCGGATTAGTCTCTTACATCACAGGGTGGGACCAAAATTTAGTGATTACATCTATAGTTATCGCGCTCGCGTTTTTGGTTGTAGTTTATGGAGTGTTATTAGTTCTGATTAGGAAGTTAAGACAACGACCTTATTTCAGGAGTACAGGAGGGAGCAAGCGTGACAAACGAAAAGCTGAAAGTGAATGTTAAGATCAAAAAACTACATCCAGATGCAGTGATACCAAAATATGCACGGGAACTGGATGCTGGATTTGATCTGGTAGCCGTGGAGGATACGCTGATTGCTCCAGGGGAAAGTGTTAAGGTGCGTACTGGATTGGCAATGGCGTTGCCGCCTGGATATGAGTTGCAAGTCAGGCCGCGTTCGGGAGTGAGCGCGAAGACGAAACTGCGGATCAGTAATGCGCCAGGAACGATTGATGCAGGGTATCGCGGTGAGATTTGCGTACTGGTGGATAATATTTATCCTTCTCTTGGTTGGACCGATACCAACCCATATGGACTAGACGGAAAAACTGTAACAGTAATAAATTCACAACCTGGAGATTTTCCAGACGGAACTTACATCATCCGCAAAGGAGACCGCATCGCCCAAGGCGTAATAGCTCCGGTCTGTAAAGCTGAATTTGAAGTGGTGGACGAGCTAGACGATACAGAGCGCGGAAGTGGAGCCTTTGGCAGCACAGGAATAACTGCGTAAAAAAAGAAAAGCCCCCTCGCAGGGAGCCAAATGTGTGTTCGGATAACCACATTATACCACGGCGAGGGGGAAATGAAAGATGAGTGCACAAGAACAACTGTCTTTTCTGCAACCAATAAACGAGAGAGAGGTTCAGAAGGCCGTAGTCAAGGAGTTGAAATCCTATAAAGCCCTGCGAGTCGCCGTACAGAATAAACAAGAGCAGACAGAGAAGGGAATAGATCAATTGTTTCCTCGGCTGCATCAGTCGGATACCAAGAATGAACTAAAGGCCAAACAGATCGAACGGGCATTGGAGTATTCGCTGGATGAGATCGAGCGCAGAATCATCGAAGAGAAGTACCTGAGCCCAACCAGAGTCAACGACATCAACATTTACCTGGACATGGGCCTGACGAAGGACCAGTATTATACCAAAAAGAAAGAGGCGATCTTTCAAATCGCTACGGCACTCAGCATCATTTGAGTGCCTTTTTTATTTGGCGAGAAAATCACGACAAAACCCGGACAAAAAGCAGGACAAAATCAGGGATAAAACCATGGACGTTTTTTCCAGTGGGAATCGGTACCCTTGGTATAAGGGGAAAACCCTTGGGAGACATCGCCTTTCCCTTATCAACGGCGTACCGGTACATGTCGAGTGGGCAATGAGAGCTGCAGGTTTACCAAGCAGAGCAGCAGGAGCCCTAAGCACGCATGATGTGAATAAACACGGTCATGCCATGTAGTTGCGGCGAAGGGTGCGGGGAATTGATTTGCGATTTACGCATGAATTTACTGTCGTCGCAATCACGGACATAACCTCTCTGCTTGGGTGTACGTTGACGGCGACAACGAGATTTAGCGGACAGGGGATACAAACGCGAGACCTACGGCTCTGGCCCCTCGCCCCTTGTCCAGTAGATCTCACGATAATGGAGAGGTGAAAACAATGGGAATGACTCTGGTCAAGATAACGATGCCGACTACATCTGACGGTAAACTTGTAGAGTGGGAAGACTGCGTGCGCGCGTACCGGGAGAAAGAGAAAAGAAAGTGGATGCGGAAGAAGAGAGTTAAGGAATAGCATAGAAGGAAATCCCTTCCTATTGTCGAAGTGTGACGATGAGGAGGGGTATTATGGAAAAACGGCAAAAAGCAAGTGATATCTTTCGGGAAACTAACTATTTTCTTGCTCAAAAGACTTCATTTGAGCGAGCATTCCCTGGAATTGAAGACATCAGGGTTACTGTGGAGGAATTCGAGGATTTCTCTTCGGTTGGCCGAAAAAGATCCTTCAATAAATCAACCGCAGGCGAGTATATCGATTGTCGCAACTCCCGTTGTTACGGAGGAGGATTTGATCTGGGAACACTCCTTAGAAATATGGAGTCGAAAGGCGAAACGGAATACGAAACAACCGAGTATTGTCGTGGGTACCATGGTTCTCCGAAAGGCAGGAAAAATTACGGTCCTTGCGAACATCGTTTCAAGATAAGAATTGAAATTGCATATAAAGATGATAACGCCCAACCTTAGAAACATACGACTAAATAACGGTGGTGGTGAGTATGTAATGACAATCGAGAGAATCGGCTACAGCTATGTAGATACCGCCACTGGAGAGAAGCTAGTACCCGAAACCGTCCTGCGCCGTCGTACAGAGGTCGTGAAGGTGTTCGATGCCTCAAAAGGCGGACGTATGGCGAAGCATATCAAACTGCGCTCAGCGAGAGATCAAAAGCGGCTGTATTTTAACCGTCTTGACATGCAGGAGCGTGGTTTTTTATTTTCTCTGATCTGCCTGATGGATTGGGAAACCAATGTACTCGTCGGGGATGGAGAGAACGGAGAAAAAGGTCGTCCACTCTCCTGGGCGATGATCGACGGGATCGTTGGAGTGTCAAAGCCGTTTCGGATCCGGACGGTCCGTAAGCTGGAGGAATACCGGGTTATCGGTTATCTGACTGTAGGAAGCAAGCGAGTGGGCATCGTAATAAACCCGCGCTACGCTCTCTTCGGAAGAAAACCGGATGACTCGTTACTACAGGCATTTCAGAGTGAAGCTGACGTGTGGGAAGAAGAGGATGTCTAGGTCGAAACTGCTGCGGAATATAGATATTAAGATATTCCGCGAGACTTGATGCATCTTAAACCTTACAGCCACAAGGCTTAACCGATGTTTTTAGGGGGTAAATGGCGTTTACCTTATGGTAACTCTCGTTTACCTCTCTTACTTTTCGTTAGTTCGCAAAACAAACTCAATCAGGTGGTGGTGATGATGTAGTGGCGAAAGCACGCAGCCCAAACAGAGATAAAGCCCTGCAGATATGGCTGGAACGCAAAGGTAACATAAGCAACCGAGAACTAGCCGAGATGCTGGACGAAAAAGAAAAGACCATCAGCAACTGGAAGAGTCGTGATCAGTGGAATGTAGTACTACAATCAGGCGAACGTAGTACTGCAAAGAAAACTGAGTCACACGCTGGAGCTCCGAAAGGGAACAAGAACGCTGAAGGCAACAAAGGTGGAGCTGCTCCAAAAGGAAACGGCAACGCCGTGACCCATGGCTTTTTTCGTAAGTACTTCCCAGCTGAGACAATTGAGATCATGGAGCAGATCGAAACGAGGTCGCCGCTGGACATGCTCTGGGATAACATCGTGATCCAGTACACGGCTATCATCCGGGCCCAGCAGATCATGTTTGTTCAAGATCAGCAGGATGAAACCAAAGTACTGAAAAAGCATAAGCCCGGTATGTTCGGTGATGAAGTCGAATTTGAATACCAACACGCCTGGGACAAGCATGCTATTTTCTTGCAGGCTCAATCCCGCGCAATGGCTACCCTGCAATCCCTCATTCGTCAATATGAGGACTTATGCAACAAGGGGCTTGCTACTGAAGAGCAGCTTTTGCAAATTGCTAAGCTGAAAGGCGAAGTCGAGATCCTGAAACAAAAGGCAACGGCTGATACCGACAAACCAATCCAGATCGTCATCAAGCGAAAAGGTGATGCCACATGATCGAAATGATCGAGAAAGAGGTAAACCCGCATTTCGAGGATTTCCTTTTCGACTGGCAGCACAAGTTCTATTTCTTAGTCGGTGGCTACGGATCCTCGAAGAGTTACCACGTAGCTCTTAAGCTCATCCTGAAGCTGCTGGACGAGAAGCGAACCGCGTTGGTTGTGCGTGAGGTTTACGATACTCACCGCGACTCTACCTACTCGCTGCTTGAAGAAATCGTGACTGACTTGGGGCTGGATGGGACGATCAAGTGCATCACGTCTCCCATGCAAATCAGGTTTCCAAATGGCAGCAAGATCATTTTCAAGGGCATGGACAAGCCTGCAAAGCTCAAGTCCATCAATAACGTCTCCATCGTATGGGTGGAAGAATGTTCTGAAGTGAAGTACGAGGGGTTCAAGGAGCTTCTGGGACGCTTGCGTCACCCGACGTTACCTTTGCACATGATCCTGTCGACTAACCCGGTCAGCACAGCTAACTGGTGCTACAAGTATTTCTTCAAAGACACCAAGAAAAAGCTACATGTCCTAGACGATGTTATCTTGTACCGGGACCGAATCGTTGTGGCGAATAACACGTACTACCACCATTCGGTTGCTGACGATAATCTGTTCTTGCCGCCGAGCTACATCGAGCAGCTGGATGAGTTGGAACTACACGACCCTGATCTGCACAGAATCGCCCGTAAAGGGCAGTTTGGCGTTAATGGCACCGTTGTGCTCCCTCAATTCCAAACACAGCCGCACGAGGCGGTTATGTCTGCCATACGCGACATCCGAAAGCCGATCATGAGGGCAGGCATGGACTTCGGTTTTCAAACGTCCTACAACGCCCTGCTGCGCATGGCTGTCGATCATGATCAGAAGATCCTGTACATCTACTGGGAGTACTACAAGAACCAGATGACGGATGACCGGACGGCAGAGGAGATAGATGAGTTCAGAGTGTCTGGCGAACTGATCAAGGCGGATAGCGCGGAACCAAAGACGATACGGTACTTCCGGCAGAAGGGCTTCAACATGCGCCCGGCAAAGAAGTTTCAGGGATCCCGAGCGCAGTACACTAAGAAGATCAAACGATTCAAAAAAATCATCTGCTCCGACCAGTGCCCGAACACGATCGAGGAATTGAAGGAGCTTACTTTCGCAGTCGATAAGCAGGGGGAAATCATTGAAGATGAGTTCAACATCGACCCTCACACTCTATCGTCTATTTGGTATGCGCTGGATGACTACGAGGTGTCGGACTTGAAAGGCGGAGCCATTTCGTTTGAGTAGATGAGTATGCAAGGAAAATGCATAATCAAGTTAACATAATAGTGGTCATCGGACTCAAAAGAAACTTGGAAACACAGCAATGGCTCGATGTTTAGGATTTATCACACCATCTGATTTATGCATCGTTTATGCAAATGTAATGACGGCGCGGTTTTCAGGGATTGACTATTAATTATTTCCCAGCCGTTTCATGTGATTTATACATCGATTATGCAAAGGGAGGTGAACGATCATGACAGAAGAAATGCGACGAATAACATCGATCATTGAAGCAGGTGCAATGTCGGCAATGACCATTGAGCAGATCATCCAGACGGAAGTCGGCGAGTGGAAGAATGCAGAGAAGCGAAAGTGGATGCTTACTGGCGAACGCTACTACCGAAACAAAACAGACGTTTTGGATCGCGAAAGAACAGCTATTGGAGCAAATGGAGCGAAGGAGCAGGTTGGGAATCTCGCAAACAACAAACTAGCAAACGGCTTTGTGCGAAAGCTTGTGGATCAGAAGGTAGGCTATTTACTCGCAAAGCCACTGTCCATTCAGACGGATGATGACAAGTACCAGAAACTGTTGACTGAATACTTTTCAAAAAATATGCTTCGGCTGCTCCAAAACATCGGTAAAGAGGCGGTCAATAAAGGAATTGCCTGGCTGCACGTCTTCTATGACGAGGATGGGGCGCTGTCGTTCAAAAAGATTCCGTCTGAGCAGATTATCCCACTTTGGAAGGACGCAGATCATACTGAACTGGATGCCGTTATCCGGGTTTACGAGGTCGATGTTTACGAAGGGCTGCGGCGGACCACCGTAACCAAGGTGGAGTGGTGGGACACAAACGGAGTGCGCCGATATGTCTTGCAGAACGGTCTTGTTCCGGATGTAGAGGCTGGCGCAGAAAGCACTCACTTCTCTGTTTTGGGAATTGGTGAAAGTGAACAGGGAATGAACTGGGAGCGAGTGCCGTTTATCGCATGGAAATACAACGAAGAAGAACAGCCACTTGTCGAATTGATCAAATCATTGGTTGATGATTACGACTCGCGAAAGAGCGACAACGCCAACAACCTGGAGGATTTGCCGAACAGTATCTATGTTGTCAAAGGGTACGGCGGCACAGAGGCTGGGGAGATTCGTAAGAACCTGTCAGCTTTCCGCATCATCAAGATTGATGACCCTGATGGCAATGCAGGCGTCGATACAATCTCGCTGGAGATTGACACCGAGGCTTACAAAACGCATATGGACCAGAACCGGAGAGATATCTACGAGTTTGGCCGTGGTGTAGATACTCAGTCGGAAAAATTCGGCGGCGACAAGAGCGGCGTTGCCCTCAGTTTCCTGTACGCTGACCTGGATATGGATGCCAATATCATCGAGACGGAGTTCCAAGCCAGTTTGGAGCAAATGCGTTGGTTTATTGACGTTCATCTCGCAAATACAATCGGTACAGACTACAGCGAAATGACGGTGGACTTTATCTTTAACCGGGACATCTTGATCAACGAAACCGACGCAATCACGAATGCTAAGAATAGCGTGGGTATCATTTCTGACGAGACGATTGTCGCCAATCACCCTTGGGTAACGGATACACGCGCTGAACTGGATCGTTTGGAAAAACAACGTTCTGAGGATGTGCTCCAGTATCCGGGATTTGGCAGCGATCCACCACCATCAGGTGATGAAGCATGAAGCCGGCAGAATACTGGCGAAAGCGTAGCGAGCAGATAGCCCGGCGCCAGCATGCAAAGACAGATCAGTATTCCGAAGATCTACTGCGCGAGTACGAACGCTCCTTGCAGAGTATACAGCACGACATCGAAGTGTTTTATGCAAGGTATGCCTTGAATAACGAAGTCGGCATGGCGGAGGCGCGTAAGCAGCTAACGGCTGGAGAGCTGAAAGAATTCCGCATGACATTGCAGGAGTTTACCCGAAAAGCAAAAAACAACGCAGACGGACGTTGGACAAAGCAACTGAACAACGTCTACTACAGAACACGTGTAAGCCGCCTGGAGGCATTGCAGATCAAAGTCAGGCAACAAGTCGAATTGTTAGCTGCAAGCCGTCAGAATGGCGCACAGGATCTTCTGGGCGAGGTTTACAAGGATACCTATTACCGGACACTGTTCGAGGTGCAAAAAGGAACGGGAATTGGAGTCAACTTTGCAAAAATTGATGACACCGGACTCAAAAAGGTACTTGGCACTGAGTTCGCGGGGAGTAACTGGTCTAAGCGCATTTGGGGTGACAGAGATAAACTTGCTACTGAGCTGCACACCAAGATATCACAGTCATTTATTCGCGGAGACAGTATCGACCGGACATCTAGAGAAGTTGCTGCAAGGATGAATGTTTCTTACTCCAATGCCAAGCGTTTGGTACAGACCGAGAGTGCTTTTTTCACTGAGCAGGCAACGATGGACGGATACAAAGCGAGTGGCGTAGTGAAGAAATACGAAGTCTTGGCGACGCTTGACAATCGAACGAGTGACATTTGCCAGTCGATGGACGGTAAGGTATTCAAACTGTCAGAGATGGAGGTAGGAGTCAATTATCCACCCTTTCATACGAATTGTCGGACCACAACCATGCCGTATTTCGATGACGAGATTGATCCTGGTGAACGAATCGCAAGGGATGCTGATGGCAATACCATCTACGTTCCTGGCAACATGACATACGAACAGTGGCACAAAAAATACGCGTGAATACTCGCCGTTTTGGTATTGTCGGCGTAAAAGAACAAGACATCACCGGGCGCGACCGGGATAAAAAGCGAAGATGAACGGAGGAATGGAAAGTGAACAAAGAGCAGTTCATTGCTTTGGGATTGAGTGACGACCTTGCTGAGAAAGCCGCTGCCGCATCGCAGGAAGAGCTGAAAGGGTATATTCCTAAGGCTCGGTTTGACGAGGTGAACGATGCCAAGAAACAGGCTGAAACGGCGCTTGTTGATCGAGATAAGCAGCTAGAGGATTTGAAGAAGTCGGCAGGTGACAGTGTTGCTCTCCAAGAGCAGATTACCAAGCTTCAGGCGGAAAACAAGGCGGCCGCAGACAAGTATGATGCTGACATGAAGGATCTGCGCACGAATACAGCCTTGAAATTGGCATTGGCTGGCAATGTCCATGATCCTGACTTGGTCCTTGGTTTACTTGACAAATCGAAAATCGAACTGGACGACAACGGCAATGTCAAAGCCGGGTTGGACGACCAAGTGAAGGCCCTGCGTGAGAGCAAGGCTTTTTTGTTTGTCCCAGAGGATAAAGGCGGAGGGTTCCAGTTCAAAGGTTTCAAACCGCCAGAGGGCAGCGGAGGAGACAAAGGCGGCGGAGGTAGTCAAGCAGGCGATTTCGGCAAGAGAGTAGCTGAGTTCGCGAAGAGCAATGAGGGATTGGACAAGGCCCGAGCATCCTATTTTGAATAAGGAGTGAACCGAATATGAGTAAGTTTGTAGAAACAAAGTTCACGAACAAAAAAGAAATCCTGAAGTTCCCGGACCATTACGTTAATGTGGCCGTCACAGTGGATGACACTGGGGTACTGGCGAATGCTGACGGTAAGAAAATCGTCCCTGCCGGAACCATTCTGGGGGGCGGAGTTCTCGCTGATCCGACCAATCTGGCAAAAAAAGCGACGACTGGTTCTGGTACGACCGATGCTGAAGGTGTGCTTTTCGATGACACCGATGTCACCTACGGACCTGCACCAGCTGCAATGCTCATCCATGGGTTCATTGACCTGAACAAGTTGCCAGTTGCACCGGCCGCTGAAGAAGTAGCAGCACTCAAGCAAATCACATTTTTGAAGTAAGAAAGGACTGGTGAAACTCTATGAATATTTTTGACCTTGTGAATGCAAAGAATATTGCCACCTACTATCTGGCCAATCCGTCCAATGCAATTCCGTACTTGGGTGCAACACTGTTCCCATCAAAGAAGCAGCTTGGCCTTGATTTGTCCTGGATCAAAGGTTCTCGTGGACTGCCTGTTTCTCTCATGCCATCCGCGTTCGACAATAAGGCAACACTGCGCGATCGTATCGGTTTCTCGAAGGTAGATACCGAAATGCCTTTCTTCCGCGAGGCAATGCGCATCGGGGAGAAGGACCGCCAAGAGTTGAACAAGCTGGCTGCCTCGCAAAACGAAGCTCTGATCATGCCGGTTATCAACGCTATCTATGACGATGTAACAAACCTGGTCAACGGCGCACAAGTCGTGCCAGAACGTATGATCATGCAGTTGCTGTCTACAGGAAAAATCAGCATCGTGGCAAACCGTCAACATTTCGATTATGACTACAAGATGCCAGGAAGCCATACGGAAACGCTGGCTACAGATGCAAAATGGAGTAATCCGGATGCGGACATTGTCGGCGACATCAAGACATGGCAGGACATCGTGGAAGATGACACAGGAGTACGCCCTATGAAAGGCATCTGCACACGCAAAACCTGGAATTACATCCTTCAGAACAAGGCTATCCGCTTAGACATGAATCCTCTCGGAGGCCAGAACATCATCATGACGGATGCGATGATGAAGCAGTACCTGCAAACAAAGTTGGGTATCAATATTGCTGTCTATAACAAGAAATTCGCTCTACAAGATGGGTCGACTCACCTGTTCTTCCCAGATGATGTGTTTACTCTTATTCCGGACGGCACGCTGGGCAACACATACTATGGGACGACGCCAGAGGAATCCGACTTGATGACTGGCAGTACTGCGGCAGATGTGTCTATCGTGAATACTGGTGTGGCTATCACGACGATCAAAGAACCACACCCGGTGAACGTTGAAACCATCGTATCAGAGATCGTGCTGCCGTCGTTTGAGACGATCGACAATATCTTCATTGCAAAAGTAGCGTAGGAGGGGCCAAAGCCCCTCCTTACTCTTTTGAAAGGAGTGAATTCTTGTGGCAAAAAAGCCAGCAGAAAAAGAAAAGTCAAACTTGGTCCAGTGGACTGTCAACGTGAAATACCGCGGCCAACGATACAAAGCTGGAGAGCAAGCTGAGATACAGTTAGAAGACCTTGAGTCATTAGCTGCTGATGGGCTGATTCGGGTGGATGACGAATGACTAGCGCTGATATCTGGCCTATCGTAAAGCTACGACTTGGGTTATCAGACGATGCGCTGAAGCCCTTGATCGAATCGTACATCGAAGAAATCGGTGCTCGTATTCTGCATTATTGTAACGTGCAATCCGTTCCCTCTGGTCTGAAATTCGTTTGGGTTTCCATGGTGATCGATGCTGTGCGTGTAGACCTCCCCAATGTCGATGAGATCGGGCAGACGGTAGCAGATGGCGGCAATGTGAAGATCGGCGACACGTCGGTCAGCGCCGGGCAGGGGTCGGGGATCACCAATGTTTCAAAATCAGCTATCGAAACCGTGGTCTTTAATTATCGTGTTGATCTGAACAGGTACCGAAAACTGAGGTGGTAGACATGGGCAGGATCAACTATGCGAGACACCGCAGAGTACTGGAACGCATGTATGAGGACTCTGCGACCATCAAGCGTTATGTCGAGGTTGAAAAGCCTTGGGGGGAGACGAAGCTTGAAGAAGTAATAGTGAGCGAGGGGCAGCCATGCAGAGTCTCGCAGAAGGCTCTTGGGCCGAACGGGCAGACAGAAGCTCAGAACAATATATCCTATGAGACGAAACTCTTCATTGCACCTGAAGTGGATATAAAGCAAGGAGATGTGATTGAGGTTGCCAGAGGCGATGTTACCCGGTCATACACAGCCGGAGAGCCTTTCCCATACCCAACACATCAGGAGATCAGCCTGCAGCGAAAGGATTACGCTTAATGGCGAAGTGGGGCAAGTTCGATTTCAGCGAGTTTGAGAAATTCGCCCAACGGCTCCATAAAGCCAATAAAGAGCGTGTGGTAGAGCGCTTCATCCGTGATTTTTTGATGGAAATGGCGATGCGGTCACTTCGTAAAATCAAGTTGCGCACTCCTGTAGGTAACTATGGAACTTACACGAAAGTCATTGCAAGGGGCAAGAACAAGGGGCAGATAAGAACCTATAAGAAAAAAGGGAGCCACGGCAAGACTGGTGGACAACTCCGAAGAAGTTGGGAAGTTGGTAACGTCGAACGACGCGGAGACACTTATGTTGTAGAGATCATCAACAACACAGAGTATGCCGGATTCGTAGAATTTGGACATCGCGCCGGAAAAGACCTGACTACATGGGTCGAAGGCCGTTTCATGATGACCATCAGCATGAAGGAGATCGAGCGCGAGCTACCGCGGTACCTCGAAAAGAGAATGGCTGAGTTGCTGGACAACATCATGAATGGACGTCCGGCGAAAAAGGGTGATGACGAATGATAACCGTAAACGATGTACGGCGCGGTGTGATGGCGGCATTAAAACAGCGATTTCCGAACATCACGGTGTACGGGGAAGAGATCAGACAGGGGCTTACGGCACCCTGTTTTTTTGTGAAGTTATTCCCTGTCGCCCAGGATCGGGAGGTTGGCCGCCGCTATAAGCGCATGCATGCGTTTGACATCCACTACTTCGGCAAAAGCAACGATGATATGCACGGCACGGCTGAAAGCCTATATGACTGCATGGAGTACATCGAGATAAATAGCAGCGCGTTTCGTGGTGTGAAGATGAGACACGAGATTGTCGATGAAGTGCTCCACTTCTTTGTTGACTACGACTTCCACGTCATGCGCCAGAAGCCGGAAGCAGTGAAAATGCAAACCCTGAAACAGGAGGGATATATCAAGTGAGTAAAAGCGAAACGAAAACGAAATCAGGCTCTTTTACGAAGGCGCAGTTTTTGATGTCGCAGAAACGTTCTGGCGTTGAAAAAGATATTCTTGCGGCCGTCATGGAGGAAGGCAAAACCTACACATTGGCTGAGGCTGAGAAGCTGATTTCTGAGTTTAAAAAGGGGAAGGTGAAGTAATTGTCCGGTGGAACTTTTACGACCCAAAACAAAGTGCGTCCTGGAGTATACGTCAATGTGAGTAGCGCGCCGCAGCCAGTAGGAACACTCGGCGAACGAGGCACTACAACCATGGCTTTGCCGCTGAGTTGGGGCCCTGCAAAGACTGTGATCCAGATTGAGGCAGGCACTGACATCAAAGACGTACTTGGCTATGACATCACTGATGATGAAATGTTGCTAGTGCGTGAAGCTTTGAAGCGAGCAAGGACGCTATTGCTCTATCGTCTGAACGAAGGAACAAAGGCATCCGCAACTCTCGGAGCCCTTGCCGTCACAGCGAAGCACGACGGCGTGCGAGGTAACGACATTACTATTGTCGTGGAACAAAATATCGATGACGACTCACTGTTCGATGTAAAGACGCTCTTAGACGGTCGGGAAGTCGATTTCCAGACGGCTGCCGACGCTTCGGGGCTAGCGCCCAACAATTGGGTAACATTCGGCACAGGGGCGCTCACAGCGACCGCAGGAATGCCGCTTTCGGGTGGGGTAGATGGTGAAGTAACCAACGCTGACCACACTGACTACCTGGCGGCTATCGAGTTGCACGACTTCGAAACAATTGCACTTGTATCTGAGGACGCAACGCTCAAAGGCGTTTACGTTGCATTTGCAAAGCGCTTGAGAGATGGCGAAGGAAAGAAGATCCAGGCAGTGCTAGCAAACTATCCGATCGCCGACTACGAAGGTGTTATTAGCGTTAAGAACGGCGTTATCTTGTCAGACGGAACAACGCTCACAGCCACGCAGGCAACCGCGTGGGTGGCAGGAGCAACCGCAGGCGCACAGATGAATCAGTCACTTACATTTCAAGCGTATGACGATGCTGTAGACGTCTCGCCTCGCTATACAAACACACAGATTGAGCAAGCGATCCTTAACGGTGAATTTGTCTTTACGCCAAGCAATGGCCGGGCAATAGTGGAAACGGATATTAATTCGTTCACCAGTTTCTCGCCGACTAAACGCAAGCACTTCTCCAAAAATCGCGTCATGCGCGTACTCGATGGCATCGCCAACGACTTCAAGCGCATTTACGAGGCGTATTACATCGGCAAGGTGGATAACAACGATGATGGTCGGAACCTGTTCAAAGGTGAGTGCATCAAGCATCTGGAGACGCTGCAAGGCATTAATGCCATCCAAAACTTTGATGCGCAGAATGACATCAAGGTGCGCCAAGGAGACGAATCAGATAGCGTGTATGCTGACGTGTGGGTGCAGCCTGTGGACTCTATGGAGAAATTCTACTTTGACGTGAAAGTAAGGTAAGGGGGGAAGGTTAATGCCAGGATTCATGGAGTTTAAGGACAGCATTTCTGGCCAGGAAGGCCGAGCGTATGCAACGATCAACGGACGGATCGAAGAAATGTTTTATTTGAAGAAATTTGAGGCTGATGTTGAAAAGGTTAAAACAGAGGGTAAAACTCTCGGCAAACGCGGGACTCAACATAAGGCAAACGGTTGGAAGGGCACTGGCAGTATGACAATCTACTATGTGACCACCATGTTTCGTCAGCTTATGTTGGAGTACATGAAGACCGGCAAGGACACCTATTTCGATGTTCAAATTACCAACGAAGATCCAGCGTCAACCATTGGAAAACAGACGACAGTTATCAAAGGAATTAACCTTGACAAGGTCACCATGGCATTGTTAGACGTTGATGCTGAGGCACTTGAAGAGGAAGTGAGCTTCACATTCCACGATGCGGATATTTTGGATCAATTCGGCAAGCCAGTACTCGGACAATAACCACCCAAATTCTGATTAAGAAGGAATCGGCGCAGACAATTAATTTTATACGCTAATTAGAAGCCAAGTTTCTTAGTGATGTATTGCTCCGCTGCTGTGTCGAGCATCAATTGCCAAGTATCAAACTGTGAATTGTTTGAGACGTGTTTGTCAAATTCTGCATCGTCTATGTTCTCAAAATCTTCTTTAGAGTTTACCTCAAAACCACCGATCTCTAGGAATTCTTCAAATGAAGAACAGTTTGTATACTTTTCCATAAAACTTTCTGTAAATAAATCACTAAGCGGAATACTCTTGGTTTGTGCTAATTCGTTTGCGTTTTCTTGGAGTTGCTTGAGATGTTTTTTTACGTCGTCAAACCCTGTGATTTTAAACAATACCTCACCCCGAAATTAGTCTGCGCCTAAGGGTAGTATACCAAATAATGTAATAACAGAAGGGATGAAATCATATGACACTTCAAGCATTTTTCGCACAAAATAACGCTTCTGAGCAAGTGGAAGAGTTTGTTGTATCCAGTCGCTTTAAAGATGAAAAAGGGAAACCTATTCCGTGGAAAATTAAATCTATGACTGAAGCGGAAAATGAAGCAATCCGTAAATCTGCAACAATCGTGGTAAAAGGTAAACACGGGACAAAAGTGCCGGAAACCAAACCCGAAGTGTATCTTGCTAAACTTGCAGTGGAGAGTGTCGTATTTCCTGACTTGAAAAATGCTGAACTCCAAAAGTCATATGGCGTACTTGGGGCAGAAAATCTATTGAAGACAATGCTATTATCAGGTGAATATGCAGCCCTGATCGAAAAAGTACAGAGCATCAATGGATTTGACCGAGACATTAACGACATGGTCGAAGAAGTAAAAAACTGATCAAGGAGGGCGATGGAGAGGCAAATTACGCCTACTACGCCCTCCATAAATTGCGGATGATGCCATGGGAATTTGCTGAACTTCAGCCGGAAAGAAAGGCAGCCCTAATTGCTATGATTAGTGTTCGGCTTGATAGCGAAAAGAAAGCGGCAGCCAAAGTTAAGAAATAGAACGCCAATCCCCTCTCTGGTATAGTAAAATTAGGAAAAATACCGAGAGGGGGAACTTTTAATGTCCAAAAATGCAGTTATTGCTGGAGATTATGAAAACTGTAGGTTTGTAAATAGCCCAAAGGGGATTGTTCTTGCGATAAGTTTCACTAAAAGGATTACTTTAAACAAAGAAACAGTTGAATCATATGAAGTAATGGATGAAACCGAAACTACCAGCATGACAAGCGCGGTAGGAAGAGGACTTATTGGTTCATTTTTACTTGGACCGGCTGGTCTACTAGCAGGACTAAGTGCCAAGAAGAAAGGAACGCATGTAGTAGCCGTTCAATTCAACGATGGAAAAAAGAGCTTACTGGAGCTTGACGACAAGCTATATAAAACATTAATGACATCCTTATTCTAAACTGACACCCAATACAGGGTGTCTTTTTTATGGTCGGAAGGGAGGGGAAATATGTCGACCGTTACTGGAACATTGAAGATGTTTGACGCAATGTCTGGGCCGCTAAAAAGTATTACACAAGGCATGAACCTTATGATCTCTACTATGTATCAGATGCAACATGCCGCAGATCGCAATGTAAATATCGACAAAACGCTGGCTGTTGCTAAGAGCAAGATTGCATCGGCAGAAGCTGAAATCACCAAGGCAATTGAGGATTCTACTAAAAAGCAAAAGGAATTCAATAACGCCATAAAAAACGGACAGAATGCATCCGATGGTTTACTGGCATCCATAAAGGGAATTGCGGCTGCATACCTTTCGTTTCAAGGATTGCAAACAGTCTGGGGGTATTTGAGTAACACTGTAACTGGAGCTATGACAGCGAGCACTCAGGACAGTAAGATTGCTCAAATTCTTAATACACGAATGGGTATGGATACAGAGCAAATAGATGATTTCAAAAAGCAACTCAAGCAGATGAGCTTGGGACGCGGTGGAGCAGTTTCTTACGATGCTTTGCTTGCGGGCGCCGGGGAATTAGGTACGTATGTTACCGACAAAAACGCTTTGCTCTCGGCGTTAAAAACAGCATCAAACATGGCCGCCGCACAATACGGAGTAAACACAACAGAAGAACAGATGTACAACCTTGCAACGGGGATCGGTAAAGTTTTCAGTGGTCAGGCTGGAGGGTTATCACGTCAAGGATGGATCCTAGACGATTCCGATGTGAAAATCTTCAAAGATGGTACTGATCTTCAAAAAGCAGCAACCTTCGCCTCGCTTGCTGCTGATTCATATGGAGACATGAACGCTGCTATCGCTGCGACACCAGAGGCAAAGGTGCGAACTATCAACGAGGTATTCAAAGATACATCTGGAGTGATCGGCAATAATCTCCTACCAGCAGTACTCCATGCCTCTGATTTAATTCAAAGTCGTCTAGGTTCTATGCTTGATACAGGGACAATGGACAATTTCTTTGCTACGATGGGCGATTTACTGATCTACGCATCCAATGGCCTTATTCTCCTGGCCGATGGAGTTATGTGGTTTGGTAACGTAGTACAACAAAACTGGGGTATCATAGAGCCTATTCTAGTGGCAATAGCAGTAGTCTATCTCTCCATGATGATCGCCAAACTTTGGGCAACAATCCCGCCGTTGTACGCGCAGGCGACTGCATGGCTTGCGATCAATTGGCCGATACTGCTTGTTGTTGCGGCCATAGCTTTGGTTATCTATACGTTAACGCAGTTGGGTGTAACATCAGATCAGGTAGTGGGGTTTGTGGCAGGCTCTTTTGCGATGCTTTTTGCAGGCATACAAAACAAAATTGCTTTGATTTGGAACGTACTCCTTGCATTTGCAGAGTTTTTGACAAACGTGTTTATTGATCCTGTTTATGCGGTTCAGAAGCTATTTTACGATCTGTCGATTACGTTCATGGGATATCAGTACAACATGTTGAGATCAGCAGAGGACTTCGCTGGAGAATTTACAAAAGTCATTCTCCGGTCGGTGAATAAGGTACTTGAGGGCTTTAACTGGTTAGTTGACAGTGTGAATGACATGTTTGGATCGAATATCACAAAGGCAGAGCTGTTTGATGCAAATAACGTTCACGCAGTGAGTGACAAAGTGCAACAGATGATGGATCGCCTTGAAAAGCCAGTCAGCACAAAGAATGTGGTGGACTTTAGTGCATATCGTATGGAACAAAAGAATCTTAAAAACGCTTTTGATTCTGGTTATACAACCGGAACAGCAGTATTTAATAAGGTTTCGCAAGGACTGTACGGAATTGATCCCGGTAGCATAGACAGCATTGGCTCAGTCGGTGAGGTCGGCAAGATCCGTGACACGATCGACATCTCCAGCGAGGATCTGAAACTGATGCGCGAATACGCAGAACAGCAGAACATCCAGAACTTCGTAAGCCTTACACCATCGGTTAACGTCCTCCATACAGGCGACATCAACAGCGGCCTGGACATTGACACCATCGTTGCAAACATCACAGACAGGTTGGAGACGCAGATTGCTACGACCGCAAAGGCGAGTTATCACGTTTGAAGAAAGGAGGCTTTCTATGGCTGACTACGGCATTTGGCTCTCTTTTAACAACCAAGAAGAAGGCTTTCAAATCCCGATTAACCCGGCCAGCATCGAAATGGGTGACGGCAACAAGTCGAAAACATACGATGTAGCTGGATTGGGTGAGATCAACGTCATCAAGGATCGGAAGTTAACGACGTACTCGTTCAGTAGCTATTTTCCGGCGCAATACTACCCCTTCATGGCAACTGATCTGCTGCTAGAACCAAGGCAATACGTTGAATACTTGGAGAAGTGGATGGACACCAAGCGGCCCATCCGTTTTGTTTTTACGGGGGCAAGTTTTGACATCAACACTCCGGCAAGCATTGAAAGTTTCCAGTGGAAAGAGGTAGCGGGATCCGGCGGTGACATCGAATACACTCTCAGCTTGAAAAGGTACTTTTTTTACGCAGCTCAGCGCGTGACGGTGGCCCCTTCAACTGCTACTGAGTCCACGCCTGTCATTCGAAAAGAAGCGCCGCCACGACCGAACGACAGGCAGCCGCCGAAAACGTATAAACTGCTGGCTGGAGATACCCTCTGGAAAGTCTCCAAGAAGGAATTGGGTAGTGACCAATACGTCACTGAGATCCAACGCTTAAACGGCCTCACAGACGATCAGGTAAAGAACCTGCCTGTGGGTATGGAATTAAGGCTACCAGAGGTGAGGGCGCTTGCTTGAAATCCTGATTGATAACAAAAATGGCAAGGTGTGGGATGTGTCACAGATCGTATCAGGCCTATCCTGGAAGACAAGCAGACTCGGGAAGCCGGGTAGCCTTGACTTCACACTAATTAAAAACGGCATCTATCAGACTAAAGAGTTTTCCTTCTCAAATGGTGATGTCGTTCGTTTTCGTTTCAATGACCGCAATGTGTTTTATGGCTACATCTTTTCAGTAGACAGCGGTAAGGACGAGGCTGTGAGGGTTCAAGCATTTGACCAGATCAGGTACCTGCTCAACAAAGACACATATGTCTTTAAGGAGGTAACCGCAACTCAGGTACTAAAGCAGATCGCGGATGACTTTAACCTGCGAACAGGCAGGTTAGACGATACCGGATACGTCATTCCGACTAAGGTAGAGGACAGCCAAACACTCCTGGACATCATCGACAAAGCTATCGTACTGACTCTCTGGAACAGCCAGCAGCACTTTGTCCTTTTCGATGACTTTGGCTATCTTTCCCTGCGTAACGTGAAGGACTTGCTCGTTGACTTTTACATCGGAGATGGCAGCTTGATGTACGACTACAGGTCAAAGGTGTCCATCGATAGTGACACTTTCAACATGATCAAACTTGTAAAGGACAACAAGGAAACGGGTAAGAGAGAGGTCTATCAAGCCCAAGACAGTGCCAATATTGCAAAGTGGGGTGTCCTGCAGCTTTACCAGTCGGTTGACGAAAACAAGAATGAGGCCCAGATCAATCAGTTGCTTCGGCAACTAATGTCCTTGAAGAACAAAGAGACAAAATCGCTGAGAATCGATGCAATCGGCGACGTCCGGGTGAGGGCAGGCTGCTATGTTCCAATCGTAATCGAAGAGTTTGGCGTAAATCAGCCATTCCTGGTGAACGAGTGCACACATTTCTTTGACGGTGCCGATCACACAATGAGCCTTGAACTGAAGGTGATATGATGCTTAACGCGATCAAGCAAGCTGCTATTGAAGCCGTCGCTGCATCCAACCCAGTTACCATCTTGTTTGGCGAAATCATGCAAACATATCCGCTGGAAGTGAACGTCGATCAACGATTCACGCTGACAGCGGATTTTTTAATCCTTACAGAGGCAACAAAGGAACTACGTGTCGGAGAAACAATCATCAGGCGCGGACTTCGGGTAGGGGATATCGTTATCCTGGTGCGCGCTCAAGGTGGCCAACAATATCTTGTTTTAGACAGGGTGGTGGAGAAGTGATACCACAAGGAACGGCGTTGGTTAACTCCGGAATTGAGGAAACACAGCAGCCTAGCAGGACGTACAGAATTGATCTTATTAATAAGCGCGTGCGCGGCATGGTGGATGGGTTGGATGCAGTGAAGCAGGCTGTCTATAAGATCCTACGAACGGAGCGCTTCTGGTACCTGATCTATGATTTTAATTATGGCGTGGAACTAGACCGCTTGGTTGGCTCCAATCCGCTGTTTATCGAATCGGAACTGACACGACGCATAACCGAGGCACTGAAGCAAGATGACCGAATCCTCAGAATCGAAAATATGGTGGTAACCATCAACGGTGACAGCTTGTTGGCGGAGTTTACGGTTGTAACAAAGTTTGGTGATTTCCGAGCGGAAAGAGAGGTGATGCGACGTGTATGAACATCAGACATTTGAAACGGTCATGGAGCGAATGCTTGCGCGTGTACCCGATGACGTAGACAAGCGACAAGGCTCTATCATATATGATGCATTGGCCCCTGCAGCCGTCGAGCTTGTGCAAATGTACCGTGAGTTGGATATCAACCGGAACCTGTCGTTTGCAGATACCTCTAGTGGGGAGTACCTGGGACGCAGAACGTCGGAATATGGAGTGACACGGGAACCGGCTACAATAGCAAAACGGAAGGGCGTATTTTTCGGAAGAGAAAACAGTCCTTTGGATGTTCCCATTGGGAGCAGATTTTCGTTGGACGATCAGAACTACAAAGTAATTGAGCGGATGACACAAGGTCAGTTTATCCTTGAGTGTGAATCACCTGGGATCGTCGGTAATCAACAATTCGGGCCGCTGATACCCATCGACCATATCGACGGTCTAGTCCGCGCTGAATTGGCAGATGTATTAACCCCGGGTGAAGATGAAGAATCAGACGAATCTCTGCGGAAACGCTACCTGACAGCGATTAATGAGCAGCCTTTTGGCGGAAATATTGCAGACTACAAGCGGAAGATCAATGGAATTCCTGGGGTAGGTGGCACAAAAGTATTTCCGGTTTGGCAAGGTGGCGGGACAGTAAAGTGCACCATAATCGCAAGTGACTACGGACAACCATCGACGGAACTGATCGATGAGATACAAGCCGCCATAGACCCTGTTCTTTTTAGCGGTCTAGGCATAGGACTAGCGCCGATCGGACACCGCGTCACGATCGCGGGTGTAGGCCCGGTCGAAGTTGATATCAGCACTACCTTGACACTGGATATCGGCGTAACAATTGGTCAAATACAAGGCGACATAGAGCAAGTTATTGCAGATTACCTCTTCGATCTCCGAAAAAACTGGGAAAGCGACGAACAGCTCATCGTCCGTATCAGCCAGATTGAGTCGAAGATACTCAATGTGACAGGCGTTGTCGATATTGTCGACACAACCATAAATGGCACAGCGAGCAACCTGACACTGAGTATCGAGAGTATACCGGTACTAGGGGTGATCGCACTTGGATAACCAACTACTGGCGCTTCTCCCCGAGGCGTACCACGAAATCAGGGAATTTCAGGAACTCACGGCAACATCCGAACAGGAAATCACGCAGGTAAAAGATGCGATCGAACATTTGTTTAATGATCAGTTTGTGCTTACGGCGAGGGAGGAAACAGTACGTAGATGGGAACGGATGCTTCGAATACAGGCAGATCCAAGCACGGAGACATTGGAATTCAGAAGAAAACGGATTGTCAACCGACTATCCACGAAGCCGCCGTTTACCGAGCGTTACCTGCAGGAGAGGATCGATTTTCTGTTTGGGGTAGGGCGCGGAAAGATCGAAGTGGATGTACAAAACTTCATTCTCACGTTGGCAGCTAGTATCCAAAATGCAGCAATTTTCCGTGAAGCTGAGCGCACTATCCATCGTGTAAAGCCAGCCAATATGGAGTATGTAGCTGCTCCATGGACGCGAGATGTGATCGAGATCACGGATAAAATCACGGTCAACCAGCGCAGATACCACAAAATTCGAGAGCTGCGTATTGGAATGCGACTGTTGAAATACGAAAACGAGGTGGTCCTGTGATTGATAATGCGTATTTGGAACGCGCAGCAGCAGACCTATCACAGCGCATCGGATCTCTCATCGTAAACAGCCAAACTGTTGAGATTAAAAGTGTCAGCAGAGACGGAAGAATGGTTCGGGTTGTTGCGCAGAGAGCAAAGGGTATTACAAAGATAACCTCTCTCAAATTGCTGGACGAGCACGGTGGCCTGATCACAGAGAGAATCACGAATGTTGAAATTTCGGATGATCAGCTTTTGGAGTTTCGGTTTGAGTTTGAGGTCAAAGGAGGGGAGTCGATTTGAGCACATACAACCCAAAATTAAACTGGCAGCCGGATGACCAGATTACAGAAGATGATGTCAACAGGTGGGAAAAGGGCATTGCGGATGCTCATACCGCTATCGATACCATGCAGCCCACGGTGGCAAGCCTGCAAACTAGGGTGGCAGCTCTGGAAGCCTCTCTTGCAAACGATCTTCGCGATAACCTCTTTACCTTCGACTTTTCCTCAACTGCGGGCCTGTCGATCGATGCAGGCTGGGTGGACGAACAAAACGGATGGCTGGTGATCAAGTGATGGAATTAACAGGAAACAGTCGAAATAACGGCCATTTACGATAGGGGGTGGAAAGAATGGCTAGAATAGTTTTACCGATTTATACCGAAGAACCAGGCTTCAATTATGATCACAGCTTTTACATTAAGTCCGACAAAAAGATCAAAGTAGTAGGAGTCAGAGTCAGGGTGTGGGTTGGCAAGACAACAGTGTCAAAAAAAGTGACTATAGACTTTGCTGGTGAAATTGTTTCTAGGACGTTCAACCGTGACAGTTTGTACGACCTAACAAGGGATGAGGATTTTTATTTTAACAATCCAGTTATTTTATCAGCTAATGTAAATAAAAGGTTATGGGTTAAAGGAGACTATGGATCGAATTATGACTATGTAGCAATCAAAACGGGCAGCCCAAGTTTACCATACAACAAGACGGTCGACGGGATTTCTTTTACTTTATCGAATAGTAGCAACGGGTATATTTCTCGCTTTTCTTTGATAATTGATGAATAACAATGACCCGACAATAGCCCTTTCCTCACCAGCCGATAATCAGACATTATCGGAGGGCAGCAGCTACCAGATCGAGGGCAGTGCTTCCGACACGGACCCAGGCAACGTCCTCACCGTAAAATACAAAATCAATAGCGGAACAACGAGGGCTATCGCCTCCGGCGTATCGGATGGCAACAGTCCTCTTTCTTTTGCCCGCGCACTGACCTACCGCAATAAGCGAATTTGGGATGGTCAAACGGATGTGATTGGTGCGGATCTGGCGGAAAACACCGACCATACCCTCACAGTTTGGGCAGAGGACGACCAAGGCGGAAAGAGTGCAGAGGTTACAAGGAAATTCCGCGTAATCTGGAACCGACCGCCAGTGATCAGTGACCAGGACCGTAATCTGGGTATCATGGAAGCGCCGCCCGAGGTCACGTACAGCGTTACTGACCCTGAAAACAATCCTTTCACGGTAACAGAGAAAATAAACGGGCAGGTGATCCGTTCATATCCTGGAGTGGCCGGCAGACAGGAGAACCTGACCATACCCAAAGACAAGTGGCTGCGGCTTGAACCCAGTGTACAGCACACCCTGACAATCGAGGCGACCGACAACCAAAACATGACGTCTACACGGACATACACCCTAACCAGATTTGTGGACAAGATCATCTTTAACGGGATGAATTATGCCACGCTGGACCCGGCGATCCGAGAGAAGTTCACTACAGACGTGGCGGCGAAACGGATATTAGTTTCTCCTGTGTGGGATCTTCCTCCAGGTGCGAACGTACTGGTTGAGGTGACCAATAATGCCTACGATGTTGCTCCAACCTATGAGGACGCAACAGCAGTGACAAAGATGGGGCGAGCGCATTTGTTTGATAATATGCAAAAAACAGCAGAGAAGTGGGGAATCAATTTCCGCATCAGGATTGAGAAAGGAACTGCTATCTCACCGATCCATCTGAAAGGTGTAGGAGGTGCGTTTGATTGAATGTACAGTTTTCTAGAGAGCGGCCTGTCAGTGAGGTCCAGGCGGAAAGAGAGGCTCTTGAACAGGAAAAAGAAGCGTTGCAGCAGCGTATAGTCCAACTCACCGAAGACAAGCGAAACCTCATGCTGGCAATGACTGATATGTATGAACAAAACCTCGCACTAGAAGAGAAAAGTAGAAATGTCATGTTGGCAATGACTGAACTATACGAAATGCTACTGCCGCTGCTACCTGACGAAGGAGGAACCCTGTAGTGCATCCAATGACACCGATTTATTACGATCTGATCAGAGATGGACTCAAAACCATCGACCAAGTACCGCAAAAAATTCGCGCTGAAGTCCAGGTGCTGCTAGACGCAAATGCAGATGATTAAGCGAGCTGCAGAGGCGTTTTTATTGTGGCTTCTACTCTCGATGAGGGGAGGTGAAAAATCCATGGCGATTGCAACAATCTATGTCTGCCTCATCATCGAAGGCGATAAGACATACTCGCAAGTGCCTACGAAAATTCAACCCGAGGTAAAACGCCAACTTGAATTGCTTGGCTATCCTGAGTTGGCACAGTAAAGCGCATTCCCAACCGGAAGATGCGTTTTTTCATGCAACAAGACTACTGACAGCCCGCCCCGATCCGACCGGGGCATTTTCTGCCCCCAGGGGGTGAGGAGGAAGATGAGCGCATGAAATTTTTACAGAGTTTAGAGAACGTCGCGACCCCAGCGAACGGGTGGGCGGCAACTTTTGGGGCTGTACTGTCCCCAATCCTGCATTATCTTTACGGCAGTGAACGTCGCGATATTTTGGTCGTCCTGCTGGTTATGATCGCACTCGATTGGCTGACAGGTGTGTTTGCCTCGAAAAAGGACCAGACCTACTCTTCAGAGTACGGGTTGAGCCGGATTCCACGAACATTGTTTCTTATAGCACTTCCCGCGCTGGCCAACTTGCTCGACCGGGTAATGGGTACTCCAGGCTTCCTATTTTACGGCGTTACATTCGGACTCATGTACCATACCTGGACAAGCCTGACAGCCAATGCTCATCGTGCGGGATGGCCGATGCCAGAAGCAATTGAGAAGCTCGTTGGATCCGAAATCAAAGCCAAGGCTGAGCGAGCTGCAAGGAAGGAGTCGAAGTAACATGCAAATCACAGATATGCTTCTGACGAATAAAAACGCGCGCCCCGGGACGAAGATTACACCCCGGGGCCTTGTTATACACTGGACCGCAAACGAGAGGGCAGGTGCCAATGCTGCAGCCAACAGGAACTACTTCAACAATCCTACTACCGTTGCAAGCGCGCACTACATCGTAGATGACAAACAGATCATCCGATGTCTGCCGGAAAACGAAATGGGCTACCACGTAGGTGCAAAATCGTACAAGCCGGGGGCGCTACAGAAACTCAGCTCCTACCCAAACAACTGCACAATCGGCATTGAGATGTGCGTCAATCAAGATGCCGATTTCCATGCGATGTACCAGAGAACCCTGGAGTTGACTGCCGACATCCTCAAACGTTACGGGTGGGGCGTGGATAAGCTATGGCGTCACTTCGACATCACAGGCAAGAACTGTCCAGCTTATTTCGTATCTGATGACTTTGCCCGACGATTCACTGGGCTGACTGCAGCACAGGCTTGGGCCAAGTTCAAGGATGACGTGCATAGATTACTCACAGAAAATCCACAAAAATCAAACGAGTCTGTGGATATCTGTCGGGTGCAGCTATCACTGAATACCTCTGGCTTGCTGGCAGGAGGTGTATCGTACCTTCGGGTGCGTGAAATAGCAGAAGCAGTTGGCGCAACTGTTGATTGGGATCCTACTACCAAGAAAGTCACTGTGAACGGCAAGGAATTAACAGTCCTGAATGAAAATGGAGTTTCTTATGCTCCGGCACGTGATCTGGCAGCAGTTCTCGGTCTGCAAGTTGGATGGGAAGGTACTACTAAAACCGTAACACTGAAAGGAGAACTGTAGCATGGACTGGTTCACACAAACTATGATATTTCTCCAGGAGTGGTGGCCGGTAATGGCCCTGCTCTTTTTTGTTGTCGCTGGAATGGCAGCCGATCTGTTCCCGAAGATGGCCGCATTTATGCGCGAGGTAGAGCAACGCTATCCAATGGCTATTGAGCATCTGAATAAACGAGAACGGCACGTGATCGACTGCTACGATAAACTACCTGCGCGGATCAGAGCAGGCTTCGCAGTAATTGGAGGCAAGCAGGCGTGGGCATGGTTGGTAAAGGCGGGATATGCGTATCTACGTAAGAAACAATGATGATAACCCTCCTTCCGATCTACGGGGGAGGGATTTTTTGTTTCGATCAGAGCAGGCTTCGCGGTGGTCGGAGGAAAGCGGGTGTGGGCGTGGTTGGTGAAGTTTCAAAATAATTAGGAAAAAGGTAATGACTAGATATGTGAAATTGTGTAAAATTTACTGGAACTGGACAAGATGGATAGGAGGGGCATTTTTATGACGTCCGTACCAGTGCCTCGTATCGAAGTTAATACCTTTTTGAAGCAACTTGGTCAAGGAGTTAGTGCCCCGGCACTAATATTGGGAAGTGATTCCAAGAAATATATTTTGAAAACGCAGCATGTTGTCGAGAATGGAGTACGTAAAGTTTATAACTGCATGTTCTTAAACGAGATGCTGGTCTACCAAATCGCTAAGTATTTGGATGTTCCGATTCCTGACGTTGCCATTGCGCATGTTGAGAAGGAGCATATAGATCACGGTCCATCACTTTTATTTGTCCATCGATTCCACGATGGTCTGTTGTTTGCTTCGAAAGAAATCGAAGGTAATGAGTCAAACCTCTTGAATGGTTATCAGAAATTGATTGCTATGAATAAGCCTTATGTCCGCCGTTCTTGGAATGCATTTTTCTCAAGGATATCAAATGGCGATGCCATTCCAAGAATAATTGCTATGGATCTTCTAGTTGCAAATTTCGATCGTTTTACTAATGATGGAAATCTACTGGTTGCTTCAAATTCAAATGGACGCAATGTTTACGTAATTGACCATGGTCACGCGTTTTGGGGTCCAGTATGGGAAATCAATAAAAGAAACATACTAAGAGCTGTAAATGATCATAGAACATATTTACCCTTTCATTTGAATATGTTCTTAAAGGTCAGCGATCAAGGCGGGCAAACATTTAGTGGCCTAGGTGAGATTTTTAAATCAATCGAGGGGTACGTAGATTTAACCAACCCCGAGATTCACTCCTTCCTTGAGGTTGTTGAAAGAATCGAGGCAATAAACGAGCCTCTTATCGATACTTGGTTTGCTCAAATACCAGATGTATGGTTCGAAAATAAAAAAGAACAGATATCAGAACACAAGAACTATCTTCTCAAACAAAAAGATTATGTTAGAATTTTAATACAGCACTTGGCTTCTGCCAGGGCGTTCAATAACTATCGAGGAGGTGTATTGCAATGGAACGGAAGGAGTGCTGGTACAGTGTAATTCGGTACTGTAATGACCCTACTGCAGGTGAAATTGTAAACGTAGGTCTGATTCTCCATTCGTCTTCAGACATGCATATTCTCCGGTATAGATTACTGGACGAGAATAACGTAAAGATCAAAGGAATTGCTAATAGTAAAGTTGATCTGGATATGTACAAAATATCCAAGGAATATATCGAATATCTGTTGGAAACAACATCCTCAAATCTCTTCATATGCACCGAAGAGCAGGAGGGTTACAACTCCGGCTTCGACCGATTTTACCTACAGGGGTTATACAAATCCTTGGATGGAGAGCAAATGTTTTTGTCGGAACCTACATTTGCAAAAACAGGAAATGTAGATCAATTGTTTGATTCCTTATTCGCGACATATATCGGGTCAAAATTTATGATTGTCGAGCAACGAGAAATGAATGTAAAAAAGTACCTGCGAAATACGTTCGAACAGAAACACCTCATGAAAAAAATACGCAGGGACTTCACCATTAAACCAATTTTAGGCTTAGATGATGTAATAAAGGTTCCTATCGATTTTGGGTTTAAGAATGGCATATGGAACTATATGCAAGTGGTCTCCTTAAAGCAATCGAGTGGAACAAGAAATACCGATTGGTTTGCCAAAACCAAACTCTTACTCGATACGTATGAAGACGATATGAAGCTATATTTAATGTACCAAACCACTCAAGATATTGAATCCAATTTTGAAACCGTACAAGTGGTCAACTTCTTCCGTAAATCCGATGAACGTGTAGTCCCATTAGACATTGCAGATCAATCAAAACTAGAATTATTATGTCAGCGGATTGAGAACGAAGCACACGACTTAGCAGAATTAGTTTCTTGAAGACACCTCATAGGTGTCTTTTCATTTTTGGATAAATATGTATGATAGAGTAAAGGAGGCGACACTATGGAACTTCGCATTTTATTTGGACTTGGAGACCGACCGGACCCAGTCCTTGTTGGTGAAGACCGTCCTGATCTGATTACTTGTGGAAGTGATCAGCATAGGGATTATTTGTTTACTGGCCCAGAATGGAAACTTGATGGTGGCCCCGGATATGATGATAATGTCCCGAAATGGCACGTAGGATCTCCTGAAGGTGATGGCAGCCAAGCCCACTTCGGCCCCTTCGATCCACCGTCACCACTTCAATATTATGGCCCCCAAGAGGGAGACGGATATCCAGACAGACTAACGTTCGGTCCAGGTGAAGGCAGCGGAGGGAACGTTATCCTTGGCCCGCCAGATGGATGGGGAACAGTACTCCACTAATTGTGGGGTATTTTTTTTGCTTGATAATCGAACTAATGTTCGCATATAATACAAACAAACGTTCTGTTTCGGAGGCGAACAACTTGGAAAAAGAACTACAACGAGCGATTAAGCAGCAACAAAACGTACAAATTATCTACCTTGGCAGCACAGGTGAGGCAACACAGCGCATCATCAGACCTTTGGAGTTAGTGGGGGATCGCCTGAAAGCTTACTGCCTAACTCGCAAGGCCCCGAGGGTCTTTGCCATTGGCAATATCCTTGCGATTCAGCCGGTGGTGACTGACCGTGCTGTCTGATATTGAGCGTAAAGTTCTGCGCGTGATTGGGAATTACTCTGCCGGACGCCGCCGTACACCGACGGTAGATGAATTATGTATCAAGACCGGACGCAATCGTGGTGGCATCATGACAGTGTTGGAAGTCCTGGCGCGAGAAGAGTATATCTAATGGCAGCGATCAGAACCAGACAAGATCGTTATCCTTGAGGCGTGGGAAAGAAAGGGGCCAACATCATGGCAAGCAAGGTAGACAACATATTCGGGGCGAGTCGGTGGGTGCTGCCGGAGCAACGGGCAATGTACCTACAACTAAAAGAGGACGAAAAACTGATCGCGCAGCCAGTGCTTGAACAAGACGAGCTCGAGTCATTCCATTACCTGATCCGTGACTCAGCCAGTGAGGACTATGCCATAACTGTGACTTGGTGGAAGCCGGTAAAGGGAGAACTGGGTAATACCTGCAGCATGTGGGGCGTAGTTAAGTGGATCGACCAACATGCGCGCCGGATCAAACTGGTGAATGATGAAGAAAGTCAATGGATTCCCATGGATAGAATTGTTGGCGTCCAGGCATAAAATCTATCGTCCCAGCATACGCTCTAGTGTAGCGCGAAGGCGCAAGCGAGCGTTAGGCAAAAGTATGGCCTCCTTCCCAAAAGGGTTGGGGGCCTTATTTTTATGCTGTGGATCGCTGGGTAGTGGTGTGATCTGATGCGTTGTGCTTCATACTGGGCGGCGATGTCATACGAGCCATAAAGACTGTGTGTTGCTCGTCGCCAACCCGGAGGACGTTCAATGCATGCCACTTTGGCATTTTGATGTATTCTTCCAGGGTGAATGGTTCCAGTTCTTCTCGCAGCTCTGTGAAGGTCTTTTTGCTGGCCCGGTAAATGTGATAGTGCGGCCCAGCGCTTCGAATAATCTCGGCCAGATCACCCGGGATCTGCTCCCAACTGTGGAACATCCAGCAGTACCCAACGCGCCATTTCCGCGACTCTACGGCAGCGGACTTCCAAGCGCGCGCCGAGCGGAGGAACTGGTGGGGTTCGTCGTAGATAACAAGGAAGGGGAACTGTTTGGCCTCCTCGCGCAGCGTCATCGCCAGATCGATCTTGACGGACAGTAGGTTTACAATTAGATCGACTCCTTCTGGACCAAGAGCAGTCTTCGGCACATCAAAGATGACCGCGTGGGGCTCCGACATGAGAGCAACCAAGTCCAGCGAATTATCCGAGTCGAAACATTCTGCCAGATACTCATCGCCGAGGATGGTGTCCAAACGGTTATAGATGGGACTGAGGATCTGTCCGCGCTTGCCGTCAGACATCCCCCCGAAATCGCATAGAGTGGAGCGATGGATACCAGCTGGCATCTTCTCTATGCAGGCATTTCGGTAGGCATTGTCCTCGAATATCCGCATGATCTCGGCCAGCTTAGACGTCTGCATAGCCATGATTGCAGCGCGCAGATAACGGGCGGTTTGGGCGCCGGCCTCGTCGGTTGCAGAGTTGAAAAAGCTGATCATGCTGTTGGCCAGGCGGTTGCGCGCCCGGGACGAGTACATAACCTCACAGAAGTCCAGAGCGATCGGCACGCTGCCATCAATCCGAAACCGTTTCACCTTTTCTGGCAGTAGCACAGCCTCTACCTCATTCCCGATCTCCCCTTTGGCAGGGTCGATGACAAGAGCTCCAAATCCCTCCCGTACGGCCTCGACTACTAGATTGGCCCCGTATCCCCGCGTTTTCCCCGATCCCATGCCGCCGATAACCACCCGGGGCAGACAAAGCTCATCGTGATTGCTGATTGGCATAAACACTTCATAGGTCCCTTCCTTCTGTTCGACCGTACCCAGCTTTAGCCCGCCCTGCCTGACTATCGCCGGTGCCTTCGATTCACGCTGTGTCTTGGCTGCCACTCCCATGTATTCTTCCTGCAGAGACTTCGGTGGCAGCTGTATCATCCGGCCAATCTCCGGCGGAGTCAAAATGTCTCGTCGCGATGAAAAGAAAGGGACTGATATACGCCGTGCGCGTGCATCACGTAAGAAACGGGACAGTCGCCACGCGGGTACACGTCCGGCACGCAACTGATTGTCGCCGTTAAGACTCGCCAATGCTGTACACAAGCCGCGGCCAAGACGCTGCCTCCGGCGCGAATCAGTAGAGAGTACGAGAATCCGAAGGGCAAAATCAAATCCTTGGCTGGAAAGTTTCTGCTCGGTTGCCTCTGTGAGATTACCACCCCTCCGCCAGCCCCGGGGTTTGTTACCTTTATCGAAGTCCCGCCGGTCGGCTGCAGCGTCCTTCCACCAGTCCGGCTCCGACGCCTGGAATCCGAGTTGTACGACAGCATAATCATCGACACGGAACTGCCGGGATAGTTCAAGGAGCTGAGGCAGGGGAGCAAGCTTGCGCCGATCAGTGGATAGCGAGAGGAAATTGGGAAAGCGGAGGCGAAGCTGCCAGGCGTCTGTGTCTGAGCCGAATGGCGCCAAATGATCTTCTACGACAGGCTCAATGAGGGCAGTGGGCCATGTAGCATCCACCTGTTGCTGTGCGAGCTCAGCGGTATGATCCGGTGTCGCCATCCGGATTTCATAACGTTCCCGAGTGATTACAGTTTCCCAGAATATTCGCTCGCGTTCCGGCCATCGCCACTCCTCAGCTGCAACCGCAAGGAGATCTACGAATTCCTGGTACCCGTCTGCCAGCGGAGCCGCAAAATGCTCAACATCTTCGTTGGTTGTGGAGAGGCGAGGGACAACCTTCACTACCTTCCAATTTACTTGACGAGAAAAGCGGACCGGATGCCTGCCTGAATTGCGTCGTTCAGCATCGCTCCCAGAAAGTACAGGAGGAGGACCATCGACGGCACCAGAGCTGTCCCCAGTATGATACCGCCCGCCGTCATGAGTGTCATGCGTCCGACTCGACGTTGGAAGATCACAATCACGATTCCCGCGAGTAAGCCAAGGGTTCCGATCACCAAAGCGAGACCCTGAATCGTCCCGAACATCGGACTGAAACTGCCCCATAGAGTGAGAACCGACTCCATGCTCCCAGAGTTTGCGAGTGCTGGAGCGGTCAGAAGACTGCCCGCGAACGTCCAAAGCGTGATCGCGAGCCTTTGGAGCTTTGGGTTTCGGCGGATCGCCACCTGCTGATTTATTCCCGCTGTTGTCAGCGGTACACCATTGATTTTGATGATCATGCTGGACACCTCCGAATGTTTTTCCCCTTGCGGGGCAAACTCATAGTAAAAGAAGAGGGGTGATTTGCGTGATACTTGGTATCGGAATTGGACTCATCATCGGCGGTGTTGCTGCCATAACCTACGCTTTAATTTGACCGCCTTCCCCCGGGCGGTTTTCTTTTTGGGCCCGTTGGGCTTGGATGGAAAGGACCGTATGCTTGAGCCGATCTTTCACCCACTTGCTAAAGTTGATCGATCTGGCATACTCATAACATGCCTTTTCAAGAGGATCATCCACGTTAAACGCCACTTGTTTGCGCTCTGTAGCCATACACCACACCTCCCACTGTTATGTTCCGCCTGGTAGCAGATCGCTCCGGGCTGTTGTGTTACTATCTGATGCGGTGCTGATTGTCCTTTATGCCTGACCTGATAAAAAAAGTATCTATGTAGATACAAATAGAAAAAGACCCTGCTAAGGGTCGAGATGAATAAAGCTTTGTATAGGACGATCGGTCTTGTATGAAATCTTGATTGCCCACTCTAAACTGGGTTGGGATTTGTTCCTTTCCCATCGGTTATACAGTGGCCTGCTTACCCCTAAAAAATCAGCAAAATCGTTTTGATCCATTTTAAAGTCAAATCTTAAATCCCGAAGCGTATTTCTGAGCGACAATGTACCCACCTCAAATGGGTTCATTCGGTTTTTTCTCAGTCGATTCCTTTATCGAAAAAGGTCTACTTTTGACAAGCCCCATATGCATACCCTCTGACAAGGGGGGGATGAGCGGTGCATGTAAGAATAATACCCGGAAATTGTACTGACAGTATTCGTTCTGCCTGTTATCATTATTTATTAGAGAAATACAGGAAGGAGAAACTGTATGATAGGAATATACGCCCGGGTGAGTACGGAGGAGCAGGCGAAGAGCGGATTCAGTATAGACTTTCAGATCAGGGAAGGAAAGAAGAAAGCAGGGACTGATGAGGTAAAACTGTATATTGATGACGGGCACTCGGGGGAATTCCTTGAGAGGCCAGCTTTGACCCAGTTAAGAAGTGATGTAAAAGGTGGTCTAATCACTAAAATCATATGTTTGGATCCGGACCGCCTGGCACGAAAACTGATGAACCAGCTTATAGTTACAGATGAGTTTGAAAAGCGCGGAGCTGAACTCGTCTTTGTGAGCGGCGAATACGCAAAGACTCCAGAAGGTAATCTATTTTACAGCATGCGCGGCGCTATTGCAGAATTTGAAAAAGCAAAAATTAACGAGCGTATGAGCCGAGGACGGCGAGAGAAGGCCCGACAGGGACGAGTACTCAGGGATTTTCAAGTTTATGGATACTCCTTTGATAAAGAAGCAGAGCAATTTGTAATAAAAGAGGAAGAGGCAGCAATCGTCAAATTGATTTTTGATTTATTTACACAACCGAATGATATTGTTCGTGGAATAAATGGAATTGCGAAATACTTAACGGATAAAGGTATACCGACCAAACGCGGCGCAGGAGTTTGGCATCGCCAGGTGGTTCGACAGATTATAATGAACAGAGCATATATCGGTGAGTTTTACCAAAACCGTTGGAACACAGAAGGAATGCTGGGAAACAAACACAAGTCTCCAGACGAACGAGTAAAAATGAAAGAACGTCCAAAAGAAGAATGGATCAGGATAACGTGTCCACCTATTATAGATGAGATAAAATTTGAGCACGCACAGCGGTTGATAGGCGAATCAAGGAGAAGATGGTCTGGTACCAGTATGAATAAGTATCTCTTGAGTGGTTTACTGCGATGTGGCGACTGCGGAAATACCATGACAGGGAGAAAAACAAAGAACTGGGGCAGAGACATCTTAATGTATTCAGATGAAAAAAACACAGCAGGAGCAAAAAATTCTGGCTGTCGCCGTAGAATTAAGTGCGAAGAAGTAGATGCAGAGGTTTGGGAAACTGTAAGAGCGTGGCTGGATAATCCAGATGAAATTGCTGCGGCAACAGAAACGAAGGAGTCTGTAGCATTTGAACTTTTGGAAATCGAGCGGATCGAGAAGGAACTTGAAAAAACAAAGAATGGACGAAAGCGACTCTTAAAACTGTTTGCAGAAGGAGAAGAAGATATCGGGGAGGAAGAGATCAGGCAGCAGTTGCGTGAACTCAAAGAAAAGGAAGAACGGCTAACTAACCAGATTAATGAGTTACGTAATCAACGCCAAATGTTTGCAGAAAACTCATACTCAAAAAATCTGATTAAAGAAGCTGCTGAGTACTATTTATCGAAAGCACCCGATGAATTGACTCTTGAAGATAAACAAAATCTGATCCGCCATGTTGTAAAAGAGGTCAGGGTATTTGAAGATCATATCGAGATCTTTACGTTTTAATGCAACACGTCTGACTTTAGAACCGAAATCCTCATGCACCTCCGCAGTCTGAAAAAAACCAAAAAGGACGTGTCCCTGCACGACCCGATCGGTACGGACAAGGAGGGCAACGAAATTACTTTGATCGACGTCCTGGGAACAGAGACGGACGAGGTCGTGGATGCCGTACAGCTGAAGCTGGAATCCAATAAGATCTACCAGCACATTCACATTCTCGATGAGCGGGAAAAAGAAGTGATTATCGGCAGATTTGGTTTGGACCAGGACAAAGAAAAAACCCAGCGGGAAATTGCGCGTGAGCTGGGCATCTCCCGTTCGTACGTCTCGCGGATCGAAAAACGGGCATTGATGAAGCTGTTCAACGAGTTTTATCGGACGAAACAGACGCAAAACCGATAA